TGAGTATATCGCCAGGCACAGCTATGACTCGTCGCAAATCTATCCGCAGCAGGCGGCGTCTGAGTCTGACGAGCTTGTAGAAATCTTTGAGTCATATCTTAATCTTGAAATGGACGACTCAGAAGTAGCCGTGCTGCACAAGGTGACTCACGCTGGTAACGAAATCCTAGACATCGAACCTATCGACTATAAGCCCTTTAGCGCAATTTGCCCAGTTCCGATTCCTCACAAGTTCTACGGTCTCTCCATTGCCGAACTAGTGCAGGACGTTCAGCTAATCCGGTCTACGCTTACGCGCAACTTGCTTGACAACATGTACTTGGCCAACAACGGTAGGTATCAGGTTGTCGAAGGTCAGGTCAACATTGATGATCTGCTGACCAACCGACCGGGCGGTATTGTACGCACACGTTCGCTCAACGCGCTTCAGCCGATCCAGACCCCGGCGCTTCAGAACTACGCCTTCCAGATGCTGGAATACTGGGACAATATCAAGGCGGGACGCACCGGAGTTAACGCCAGCACGCAGGGTCTCCCGGCAGATGTTCTGAAGTCGCATGTAACCTCTGGCGCTGTGACAAGCGCGCTGACAAACGCGCAGGGCCGGTTGGAACTCATTGCCAGAATCTTTGCCGACACTGGCGTTAAGGACATGTTTGCCGCGATCTACAACTTGGTCCAACGCTACGAGAACCGCAAGCGGATCATCAGGCTTCGCAACACCTATGTAGAAATTGACCCTACGGCTTGGCGCGAGAACATGGACGTTAGCGTTGAAGTTGGCCTAGGCTATGGCGATCAGGACATTCGTTTGAACAACCTTGGCACCTTTGCAACACTGGTGGAAAAGGTAGCGCAGCAGACCGAGGGTATTATCACCCCGGATAACATCTATAACCTGATGCGCGAAATGGCCGACGAGATGAACATCAAGAACGTGGATCGTTTCGTCTCCCCGCCGCCGCCTGAACGCACTGAGCCAAACTTGCAGGAACAGCTAATTCAAGCACAGGCTCAAGCGCAGTTGATTGCAGCGCAGGCTGCTCAGATGGAGGCTCAGGTAAAGGCCAACGAGCTTCAGATCAAAGCTGCCAAGCTGGAACTTGAGCGTATGGAAATTGAACAGAATATGGCGATCAAGCGAGAAGAACTAAAGCTAAAGGGAATCGAGCTTGGCTATGAAATGACCTCTGGTGAAAACGTAAAGGCTTAGAAAATGGCATATCAGAACAACTTTGCTTCGCGCATTATTTCGAGTGAAAACATCACCAGCGGCGGCACCTCTGCTCAGAGCGGTAGTGCTCCCTTTGGTGCTCGCGTTGTACGCATCACCGCCACGGCCAATGTAAACATTGTCATTGGCATTAACCCAACTGCCACTGCTGCTGGTACGCTGATCGAACCGGCTGCTCCCGGTTATTTTGTAGTCACGCCTGCCAGCAGCGTGGGCGGCAGCGACGGTGAAAAGGTAGCCAGCATTGGGTCAGCCACGGTGAACATCACTTGGCTGGAGGGTTAAATGACTAGGCAACATCCTTTTGCACACAGGATTGTTAAAAGCGAAAAAGTTAGCATTTCAGGCACCAGTACTCAGTCTGGTACCTGTCCTTTTGGAGCCAGTATTGCTCAGGTCCGCTCTCACGGCACCAGCGGATCGCCTTTGAATTTTGTACAAATTGGGCTAAACCCGGTAGCTTTGACTGACGGTAGTTCTTCTTTTATTCATAATGGCGACTCAGAACATTTTCTAGTTCGACCCGACTCGTCTCCCGGTGCCGGAGACGGGGAAAAAATTGCATGCGTAGCCACAACGGGAACGGCAGATTTGTTCATTGATTGGCTGGAGAGTTAGACAATGGCCACTAACAAGAAGATCACAGAGCTTACCGAACTTACCGAGGCAAATCTAGCCGACGACGACGTGCTTGCAATTGTAGACGTTAGCGCGGGTACGACCAACAAGGTTCGTAAGTCCACTTTGGCTTCTGCGCTTGCCGGTGTCTCCAGCCTGACGGCAACGTCGCCTATTTTGGCAGACCAGTCTACAGGCGCTGTCACCGTGTCTCTTGACACTGTGCCTATTGCCAAAGGCGGCACCGGAGCCACTACAGACTCTGGCGCTCGCACAAACCTAGGCTTGGGCACCATTGCCACTCAGTCGGCAGCCAGTGTTTCTATCACGGGCGGTTCTATTACCGGCATCACCGACCTTGCCATTGCAGACGGCGGCACGGGTGCTAGCGACGCTGCCACCGCCAGGACTAATCTTGGCCTGGCCAGCGGTGCTACCACTACTGTAGGCACCATTGCCACGCAAGACGCTGACAACGTTTCTATCACTGGCGGCTCGCTTAGCGGTATTTCAATTACCAGCGGCTCTATCAGCGGCATCACTGATCTTGCAATTGCCGATGGCGGTACCGGCGCAAGCGATGTCGGCGACGCACGCAGCAACCTTGGCCTTGTGATCGGTTCTGACGTTCAGGCGTTCGACGCAGATACAGCAAAGACCGACGTTGCGCAGACGTTTACCGTGAGTCAGCGAGGTACGATCACGACCGATAATGATCTTAGTTTCGACCTCTCGGTAACTAACAATTTTGCCTGCACTCCTACCGGCACCGGAACGCTAACCTTCATTAATCACACCTCTGGACAGAGCGGCAACATCCTGCTGGTCAACACCGGCGGTCACGCGATTAGTCTCGCAGCCACAACCAAGGGTGATGCTAACTTGGCCACAACGATCTCCACCGCTGGCACATATTGGCTCTCGTATTACGACGACGGAACCAACGCCTACGTCACCACCAGCGCGGCGCTCGTCTGATGTCGATAATTCAAGGCAACACCAAGGTCTCGGCTGGCGGGTACAACATTGCCCAGTCGATCCGGTTTAACGACAATGATTCGGCGTATCTGTACCGCACGTTTGGTACAGCAACAAGTCTAACCACCACCACGCTGTCTCTTTGGGTTAAACGCTGTAATCTAGGTACTGACCAACGTCTAATGGTTGGCTCAACGTCTGCTTATTCTGATTCATTATATTTTAGATTTACCTCTGCTGACATACTTGAAGTTCTTAACGGTCCCGCTTCACTATATCTCAGAACGACACAAGTATTTCGAGATACCTCTGCGTGGTATCATATTGTTTTTGTATTCGACACATCAAACGCTACTTCCTCTGAGCGTTTTCGTTTTTATGTTAATGGGGAAAGAATTACGGCAGTTTCTGCTTCTTACCCTTCTCTTAATCAAACATTTAAGTGGAACTCGTCAACCGGAGAACACAGCATAGGATGTTCTCTTCCTTCGCCGAGTGTGTTTGCTGATATGTACATGGCCGAAATTAACTTCATCGACGGCCAAGCCCTAGCCCCTACTGACTTCGGCGAGTTTAACGACGACGGCGTGTGGATTCCGAAGCAATTCGCAGGGACATATGGCAACAACGGCTTCTACATCACAGGCGAGAACTCCGCTGACCTTGGCGCGGATTACTCTGGAAACGGGAATAATTTCACGTCGTCAGGCTTGACGACAGCCGATCAGGTTACGGATACGCCGACTGACAACTACCCGGTGATCAGCCCAATTGATCGACAGTCTGGTGCCTCTGCCCCGCTCAGTGATGGCAACTTAAAATTTACGAACAACAATACAGGAACAGCGGTAGACGCCCGTGCGACCTTTGCCGTCAGCAGCGGAAAATGGTACTGGGAAATTGAAGCTGACATTCTGGGACAGTCGGGAGTTGCGCGAGAAAACGTAGGTGTTGTTTCGCCTCAGTGGAGAATTGATAGCGGAACCGGGGGAACTTTTTTCACCGTTGATCCTACTGGATATGGTTTCGGGGCGGATGGTCAGAAGCGGAATAATAACGTTGCATCTGCGTATGGAAGTTCGTGGACAGCCGGGGACATTATCGGTGTTGCCCTTGACCTAGATAACGGCAAAATCTGGTGGTCGCTGAACGGTACGTTCCAGAACTCTGGCAATCCTGCGGCAGGAACCGGCGAGGCATATTCCGGCTTGTCGGGCACATATGCCCCTGCCTTTTCGGTCGATTACGGCACAGGCGTCAGCCAAATCATCGCCAACTTTGGACAGACCGGCGGACTAACCTACACCCCGCCAACTGGCTTCAAAGCCCTGTCCACCGCCAACCTGCCTACGCCGACGATCAAGGACGGCAGCACGAATTTCAACAGCTATACGTGGATAGGAAACGGTGGTGGTCAGCGCATCGCCAGTTTCCAGCCGATCACGGAAACTTACACGATAAATAATTCGGCTCGGTTTAACGACAATGATTCGGCGTACCTGTCTAAGCTGTGGGGTAGTGCCGGGAATAAAAAAACATTTACTTATTCTTTATGGATAAAGCGCGGGAATCTTGGTTCCGTAATGGATTTAGTTAGTTTTGAGCATGATGTCCCTATCATACTAGCGGCAACTGACGAAATATGGATATCTCTGTTTAATGCGACACGTCTTGTAACCCGTAGACTATTCCGAGACGCTTCAGCGTGGTACCACATTGTGCTAACAGTGGACAGCACTAACGCTACTTCTGGCGATAGAATAAAATTGTATATTAATGGTGTGAGAGAAACTGATTTTTCAACCGAAAGTTACCCGAGTCTAAATGCCGATGCATTTATTTATACCCCCGGCTTGAACCAATACATAGGCCGCCTTTATGGAGGTAGTAACTATTTCGACGGCTATATCTCTGATATGTATTATTTGGACGGCGTTGCAGCAGACGCATCTAGTTTCGGCCAGTATGACGCCTCGACGAACCGCTGGGTTCCGAAGGCTTACTCTGGCGGTTACGGAACCAACGGGTACTTCCTAGAGTTTGGTGACTCTGCTGCGCTGGGCGATGACACCTCTGGTAACGGTAATGACTTTACCAGCAGTGGCCTGACGACTGCTGATCAGGTGACGGATACGCCGACTGAGAATTACTGTGTACTAAACGTGCGGAATGAATATGGCACATCAGGCTTTATGGGGTGTTCGGATGGAAACCTTAGAAGTAGTCCGGGTGGTGTCACCACTAATAAAGGTTGGCGTTCGACGATTGGCCCTACATCAGGCAAATGGTATTGCGAAGCCACTTTTACGGCAACGTTGTCTGACAATAATGGGGGTGTTGCTTTAACAACTGGAAGCGGTATTCCAGGCGAAACTAGCGACCCCACTGGTATCCGTTATATGGACGCCGGAACCTGGCGACAAAACGGAGTTAGTGTTGGTATTCTCGCCAGTGTTTCTGTGAACGACGTGGTGATGATGGCGTTTGACGTGGACGCTGGAAAAGTCTGGTTTGGTAAAAACGGCTCGTGGTATGCAAGTGGTGATCCTGCAAACGGCCTCAACCCAATCAGCACTACTTGTCCTAGTCCAGCATTTCCCGCTTCGTATCATTATACCAATTCAGCAATTACAACGTGGAATTTTGGTCAACTTGGCTTCACCTATACCCCGCCTGACGGCTTTGTCGCACTCAACACCGACAACCTCCCGCTTACCGGTGGCAACATCTCTGCGTTCAGTTGGATCAAGTCGCGCAGTTCTGGGTCGTACAACCACCAGCTTTACGACCGTGTTCGCGACGTTACTAAAGTACTGGCGTCTAATAGCACGGCGGCAGAAACAACCGACGCCAACGGGCTTCAGACATTCCTGCTCGATGGTTTCCAGTTAGGCAGCAGCACCAGCGTAAACGCCTCTGGAGTCACCTATGTCGGTTGGAACTGGATGACCAATACGTCTGGGTCGGGCAGCACCAACACTGATGGCAGCATTACATCTACCGTCCTTGCCGATACCACGGCTGGGTTTAGTGTTCTAACCTATTCAGGATCAGGCATAACCAATGACACAGTGGGACACGGGCTTGGAGTTAAGCCGTCTGTTGTTATCGTAAAACCACGCAATGCGGCGGACAACTGGATTGTCAATGATTGGTCTGGGGATTACGCAAACAAGTTAAAACTTAACGCAACTGACTCAACATCCAGCGCAGCTAATTTTGTCAACGCAGCTTCCTCAACTACTTTTACTCTTGGAAGTGACATTAACGTAAACGGCAGCGGTCGAACATTTGTTGCCTATTGCTGGAATGAAGTCGAAGGCTTCAGCAAATTCGGCAACTACACCGGCAACGGCTCGACAGATGGTCCGTTTGTCTGGTGCGGATTTAGACCGGCTTTTGTTGTAGTGAAAAACATCAGCCAAGCAGCAGCGTGGGGCATGTTCGATAATAAACGAATTGGATATAATGCTGATAACTTTATTCTTTTTGCAAATAACACA